AAAAAACCAAATCAAACGTCTCTCACAAAGCTCATCCACTGCTCACCATCTGGTGAACGACTAGCGAACTTATAAGAAACATCAAAATCAAACGAATCATCTGATAAACCGGCCTTCGAGAGCCGACACCAACCATTGTCACGATAAACTCTCGGGATACCATCATCATCATACACCCTAACTACCTCCTCACAAGACATAGCCAATTTCTCTGTTCTGTCATGAGTCCAAATAATTGCTCTCAACTTACGGGTTTTATGATTTTTCAAATAAATGTAATCTCTCAACTTAGGAACTTCAGTCAATTGTTCACTTGCCGCGGTTGACCCAGTTAAAACTGGTTCTAACAACGGCATTGAAACCTCCTCTACCTCTCTTACAGCGCTTTCAGCAGCTACCAGAGGCGGAGAAGAGGCTATCATTTTAAAGTACTATACAAATGACAAACACCTCGGACTGAATAATAAACTTGCAAGTTTATTTTCACCCCTTTCGAAACTGAAAACAGAACCTTCATAGAAGGTAACATGGCTGAAATAGGTCGAATTTGTGTGCTTAAGGTGTCCTCAGGCACTAAATCGATCTCAGCTTGCTCCCCATAATTTCTCGCATTGCTCATATGAGAAAACCCATTCGGCTTCATTGCTGCAGCATGGGCGTCCAAACTTGAACCTGAATCACAAACACCAAACTCAACAGTTTGGTCCACAGCTGTCGTGCGAAACTTAACCACCATCTTGACAAGGTCAACTCTTCCCCATCCAACAATATGATCCTGCAACAAAGTACTTAACTCAAAACTCCGAACAAAATCGACCGCAGTAGAAAACGTAAAAGAATGCAAATGTGTGTAAGCATGAACCGTGCTAATATTCTGCTCCCTCGGAGCCGAAGAAGTCTCGATCACTGTCGTTTGTGCTGACGCCATTGAATGTATCGCCCTGAGCTTGTTTAAAGTCATCCAAGCCCAAAACGGATGCGGCATCTACCAAATTCACAGAGGCAAAGACGTCCAACGTCTGCGCTGCCAATTCATCCACACCAACTTTCATGTGATGCCATGGCAAATGAGTGGTCACTCCATATTGACGTAGGTTGAACATGATACGATTAACGGCACTCTGATGCTCAATCTCCAAAGGAGTCATGTACGAGAGTAAGTGCTCGCCCAAGTTGTAATTGCGTTGAAACATTTCGAAGTACCCTAAAGCAATTTCATTCCCCTTGCCTCGTGTCAAATGGCCAACCAACCGACGGTATAGAATGATAGGATTCTTGTAACAAACACCTCGGACAATAGAAAATGAAACGAAGGAACCACGTTCACTCACTTCACGCTTCTCAACAATATTCAATCTGTCACGTATCAACAGCCATTCAGGGTTCTCCACCAGTCCAGACCTTCGGAACAAATCATCTCCACCAAGTGCCATCGGCCAACCGGGTTGCATATTATACTGCAGAGCTTCTTTGGCACCTGTTCTCATCGTATTTATCATGTACGTGAACAGTTCACCTGTTAAAGTCATGAGTTTCAAGTAATAAGCTTTGGTTTTGAAATCACACTTTGACTGCACATAGTACTGAATCAAATCCTCAGGAATATTGAAATGACTCATCAGGCGAACCATTAGTTGAACTGCATGACCTGTGACAGTAGCATCCATCCCAGACACATCGGACATTTCGTATGGACCCTCAGAAAACATTGTCAAAAACCGGGACTGCATTTCATCGATTGAACTCTTAGCATGGATGTAAACATAATCTGGTAAATGTTCCAACAACTTGTCCAACAGATAAACTCCAACTGCTCCCAATTTAAACAAATACCGGTCCGGCGCAACAAACAGTGGTTGAAGAGGTTTGGCCTTTCCGCTAACTTCCTCCTTCAACTTCCATTGCGTTTTCGCCGTCAAGATGGCTTCAAAGTCAGGTTGAGCACGCGGTAGGCTCATTTTCTTCATTGCAGCAGACCTATCAGCCCTCCTTTCCTGGAAAGTTTGAATAGCGACGGAATACTCCAATTCATTGAAAGCAACCGGATCCCGCCACTGCACGTAATGGCACCATGCATTCCACATCGAATTCCCAATGGGGACCTCATCGGCCAAGTTGGCATAATTTTCAGCAGGGGACGGCAATTTAACTATTCTTTGTCGAACACCTTCCAGAAAGCTCACTGTATCTTTTGCATTTTGCACCAATCCGAAATTTGTGGCTATTGGGTCACTGTAACCGACACGTTCCCTAAGTGGTAGGGCCTTTTGAATTTCAGCCCACAATTTCCGCCCATTTCTCTTGTTCAAATGAGGAAACATGTGCTTTATCTCTTTAGCCTCAAGGGCTGTGGCATCGGCCCTACGTATTGGCAAATCTGGAGCCTGTTCACTGAAACCCAGCTCATTTTGAAGCTCGCGTGTATACCTTTCACAGACATCTGACTCATGCCTTTCGCGAATATCCTGCAAATCAACCGCGGGCAAACTTGTGCGAACTTTTGAACTCATGACTTTGGTCTCTCTCGGACCTTCCTCTCTGACCAAGGGCTCCACAGTTTCGTCGATAAAAGGCTTAAAATCGTATGCTTCTGAATACACAGGATCATCGTACTGCAGGCGAGCTCCACCACGCTGCACAGTTTCATCAGGATCCACGAAGTTTGATAGTTGATCTTCAGGCCAAAACCGTCTGACAAAATCCCAATTGACCAATTTGTTGGGAGGGCCGCTCAAGATTAATTTCATATGTGGCGGTAACTGTCCTTCAAGCTCAAACATATCGACTGTATGCTCGGCAACAATGGGCACAGGGCGACCAGGTACATACCTTTGCCGATAATAAGCCAGATGCTTGAAAATCGGATGTTCAGCCTCATATCGCTGATCTAAACCGTTGCTCCCATATTTGATCCAAAAGATGATGTCTTTGGCTCGAGTCATTGCAGTGTAAATCAATTTGAACATTCCCCCTCTAAGAGTGGCAGAATCGACTTCTATAATGGACAATGGAGCACTCAGCCCTTGCGAGCCCGCAAACGTGTTGAACTCACCCTCTCTCATTTGCCCGGCCCATATGGTAGCGAAGTGTGCTGCGTAGAACTCTTTTCTTTCTTTCCAAAGAGCCTCCAACTCATAAGGACTCTTCTTTGGGAAGAACTCAAGTAGGCTCTCCCAACCTATCAAAGCCTTTTGTGTAAAATGAAAACCTCCCTTGTCGGAGTTGAAAGATGGCATGCGCCAAAAGTTTGCAATTCCCGCTCCAAAACGCCAAGTCCCAATAAAATATTGCTGACAATACTGGAAATAATATTTAGCCTCTCCTGGAATATCAGCATCGTTTAGCAGGCAGTCGGGGTTCACCTCGTGCCGCTCAGACTGATAAGGATCACAAAAGATGACATGATGCTTTGCTTGAGGGAAAAGCAACGCTTTAAGAGCCAAGTATCCCTTTGGGAATTTGTCTTCATCCTGCAGCATGAGGTGCGCCCAGCAGCCTTTCGCTAAACAGGTCTCATAAGTGCTAACCATTCCTCCAGGCATACCTTTACCTCCAGGCCTCACTGGCGTGGGTGCATCCAATTTATCGCGCCAATCTTGCTCAAGAACAGTTGTCGGCAAAGACACGTTGAATAAAGGGTATTCTTGAAATTTCTTCTGCTTGAGGATCTTTTGGGCAAAACTAGACTTGCGACAGCCTGGTTGTCCGGCCACCACCGCTAGATATCTCGTTTCTTTACTCAACACTTTGTTCCCGCTAATAACGTCCCACTGCTTCAATGCGTCTTGATTCAACTCAGATTCAGGCAACCTTCCTGTGGTCCCCTTGAGCATGGCTCGAACAAATTGATTGGCCCGATAGTTCTCAGGATGCCATTCCGCCCAATCTATCATTGGGTGATCAGAAAAGGCTTTCAACAACTGTTTGGCTTTGTTGTTCATCGGCAAAGGAGGACGAACCTCACGTATCAACATCAGTCTTGGAGCCTCCAATGGAGAGAAATGATGACCTTCCAATTGCAAATCAGCACAAACCTTCGTATTGTTGATACCATAAACACCCAACAGATTGTGACACTCATCATATAATTTGAACTGCATTAGGTAATGATAACCCCACAAATGGAGCAAAGAATCAGGTAAATCACGCCTATTCAGCTCATTAGCCGGCCAAGTTTTGCTAGCGATCAACAACAATTGTTCTGTAGATTTTCTTAACAGCAAAGAAACGGCAACCAGCAAACAATCTTGCTCAGGATACTCTAATTCTGGATACTCCACCACATTGTGAAAAGGGATCAACTTCACTCGACGATCAGTGGTCAGTGGGTAGTATGTGTTCCACATACATGCTCCAACAGTGCGTCTGTTGATCATCAATCCCTTGGGTCGAAGTCGACATAACTTCTCCCACTGCAAAGCCCTTTTTGGCCAGTCTTCCAAATCTTTGTCCTCCCCAGGCACGAATCTGCCCGGAATCAGCTGTTGCATAACACTCTTAGTGTGCTCGCTCATCCAGGCTTTTAACCTTGTTGCATCGTCCATTTCAACCGAAACCACGGCAGCAGCAGTCAAAGAAACTGAGCCTGCTTCCACTTGAGGAGATTGAATTTCCTGAACCTCAGCAATAGTTTCCACCACTGAACCCATTGGTTCCGCGTCAACACCAGTATAAATGAAAACACTCCCAGTTTCATCTGATTCTACAGCCATTTCACTCACTGGTGAATCAACCGGTGTCGTTATTGCAACGTGAGTACCATCCCTCATAGGATCACTGGGGATTGGATTTTCACTTCTCACAGAAGCATTTGGGGTTAAGACTGGCGCTGACAATTCTCGTTCCGGCTCATAAGACTTGTCCCGTATGTCACCTTTTGTGCAGAGGGGAGCCACACGATCTAAGAAACGACGAGCCACACTTTGATAATGCTGCCATTTCTCCTGACGTTCCTCTGGATCAATAATGTCCTTTGTCCATTTCTCAGCTAGATGAATTGCCTTGCAATGATCCAAATAATCCTCAGGTGTCAGACTTGGTCGAGTTTCAAGTACATACGCATATGGTCGACAGGTTGGGCAACACTCAACCAGAATGTCCCGCATCTGCATCTCAACGCTCTCCTCAGAATAATTGCTGTGATAACTGGGCGGCACTGTCCCAAAAGAAGTCTCGCTGCCAGACTCTGAAGGAGTGACAGACCTTTTGATCGGATCTTCATCAAAGCGTACCTCCTGATAAAACTTTTGATCAGGTGCTTTTAGATCAGGCAAATCTTCTGAAACTTGACATAATGGTCTCATCTTCGGTTTCAAAGTTTCCGCCTGCTCAATATTTCTGGCTTCTTGAAATTTATCCAACGCATTCTGAGCGCTGTCACCATTTGGAAAGTGCTTACGAAAATCCTCAACTTGTCGTCTGTGAATTTCTGTCAAACCAACAGCATGTATGGAAACCCAGGAAGCCCCTGACCAATAAAATTGACCAGTGCCCGCGATCTTAGGAACGAATGACGACCACATCCAATGCCAAGTGGCTGTTGACTTCAACCAGGCGTACTTTTCATCCGGAGGTATCGACCACGAAGTGCTGTAAAAACCGTCAGTGTTCGGTCGAAGAATCACCTTCAAATCAACCAAAGGGATCGCAACTTCTGCTCTCGGATTTTTAATCAACTCGGCATTACGACGGGCATAGCGAGCTGCAAACATGGAGTCCCACACCTTAACAACGTTCCCGAGAGTGTAATACCAGAGCTCAGAAGCCAACCCAGAACTATAAGCTGGTTGACCTTTGTGGATCAACTTAATGGTACATATAGCTTCCATAACCACCACCAACCATTTCTGATGGTCAACTGGAAAATACATTCCTTTGTCAACCCAGAGCTGACGTAACTTACCAGCGAAATCTTTCTCCTGCGCATTGACCAAAACTTGACCATATTGGAAAAGGGCCATATAATCTCTGACTGCCACTTTCACCGAAGGTTGATTTCTATAAAGTTTAGGCAACTCCATAACACCCTCAGTGCTGAAAACCAAAGTTTTTGGGGTCCCCAACTCATACCGAGTGAACAATTGAATGTGCGTGTTACCTTTGCTCGCAACAACCCCACCCGTCAACCTAACTTTTCCACAGCTTGAAGTGATGGATTTGGCAAGCAGTAAACCAACAGAAAAGGGTTGATCATACTTGCCGCCAATGTCCCCTTCTGGAATGTAAGTCAAAGTTCTCCGATCAGGGGATATGATCCATTCACACCATTTTGGCTCTGGACTATTCTCCAAACTGAGTGCCAACAAAGGGAAGATACTAGAGACATAGAAGGCTCTCACGGCAGGATTTTTGTGTGCAATGACCGCCAAGGAGGCTTCTGAAGCAAAGTGACCCGACTCATGAAACATAACGAAAGGTGTTTGAATTTCTGGCAACGCGAAGACATCTTCAGGCACGCCTATGTCACCCACGAATCTCGCAAAGTCCTTGATCTCAATCAGTGGATTGACCAACGTGCAACTGTACCTCTCTGAATGAACCCTATCAAAAATGGATTTAAACATATTAAAGTGCTCCACTTTCATCGAGACAATCGTGACATCCCCTCTGATCATTCTCGCTGCTTGCTCAATCTCCCAACGACGCAAAGCAGCATGCACCGGGTGATCCACCTCGCGACCCATTGTAGCTGAATACGGCAGTCGCAACTCATTCATTTTGAACCTCATATCGGGTGGAATGAAGTATGGGCAACGAGCCAACAGATCTTCAGCAGCTTCATTAAGGCGTTGACCAGTAACTTTGTCAACATCACGCCTCACTTCCACAGACCCATGGGCCATAACAGCAGAATCAAACGCCGATACGGCGGGCGCTCCAACACACGGAGCTAGTTCAGGTAAATCCACTCCAGAGTCCGATCCTTGAATGACCATCAAGGAATCCAACTCCTCAACTTGAGAAGTTAATTGATTCAACCAAGTGGTCAAAGGCAGGTATTCTTTTCCTGTTTTTTCATAAGTAAGGATAGGCTCACAACTAACTACGTGCCAATCTGCGCCGTCTCGCTCAACAACAACACCATCTTGAAATTTCTTAACACGGACTGGGCAAGCCAACACATCTTTAATAGTCACCCTGGTTTTGGCATGCTGTTTAACAAAGGCCGCCTTGTCTCGACCACTTATCGTCCCGTCATACAAAGCACCCAACACTGGCAAAGTTCTCAAGTCTAGGGCAAGTGCCAACTTGTGCCAGCAAAACCCAGCACCGCCAACCATCGGGACGGCAACTTCAACAGGTTTTGGTGACTCAACTTCCATATCTTTGTAGGTCCACGGTTCAATAAAGTGCACTGGGTTCTCAAGAAAACCCAGAACTTGATTAATCATCTCCTCTGGGAACTCCTCTGCTCCAACAGGCAACCTGGCAAAGTTTTTGGAAGCGAACCCTATTTGGCGCTTCAAATCCCAATTTTTCATATGCACCACGTGCAACCCTCCACGCATCAAGCGAAAACCCACATTGGGCCGATCCATGACCTCCTCAAACTCCAGGAGATTGCTGAGACTGGGATATTTGCTCAACAATTTCGACATATAACCTCGAACTGATCGATGGAACAACTTTAAGTAACAAAACCCTGGCTGCATGTGCTTTACATGTCTACCGCCTCTAACACCTCTTGTACGACGGATGGGCTTTTCAGCAACTGTTCTGGGCTTATCAGTGAACATAAAAGATAAAGGCAAATCTACAGCGCTACTAGCAGCTACCGAATCATCCTTTTCCTCGTCACTTCGCCAAATTGCATTTCTGCCCATGACAAACTTATGACAACCAAAACCTAAGGCCAACTCTGCCTTAGATGGGCCTACAGCGCTCGAAGCAGCTACCGACTCATTTTCTTCTTTCCTAGATTTTACCATCATAGCATAATTTTCCAACACCGGACCGAACTCACCCCAGCCACCAATTAAAGACAATGAAACCGCTCGAAAAGCCGCATTTTCATCAAACAAAACCTGAGTCTCTGACAAGGTTAACGCTCGAACCTTCACTACTTTACAACCCGTCTTCCCAGCTCCATCGCAACGAATTTTACAAATGTTGCGGTGCGCCGGGCAGGCATTTCGTGAAGGATTCCAACAACTTTCCTCATCATCATCTTCTACAAAGTCCCCACCATGCTTACAAAACAACTCCCACTTGGCTGGGTGATTGCAAGAAAACTCACAGGTGGAGGCTGTCCTAGTGTAGATGACTCCGGCTTTGCTTTTGAATTCTGCGGTCTCACGAATCTGATCAGCGATCTTAATCAGTTCTGAGACAAGCCGGGCAGCAAAAAGCCGCGACTGTCGCATATTGTTCTTAAAGGAAGAAAGAAAAGAAAATATCCAATTTACAATGAAA